TCCGCAATCGACTGAATGACCGCCTGCAATTCCAGCCCGGACGGACCGGCAACGTTCCCGCCACCTAACATATTCAGCCACCTCCTTTCCTGATTTTCCGCACGGCTTGAAGCGCTGCGCCGTCCGATGTTGTAATTTCTTCACCGTCCTGATTGCACAACGTTGTCGGAATTTCGCCTGAAAAAATATCAATGTATAACTGTGCCATAGCAGCGTCATAATCCGACTGATTCACTTTCTTTTTATCCAGCTCTGCAATATCGTTTGACGCTGCCTGTGCAACGTTGACAATCAAAGCCGTAAGCCGCTGCACCGCAGTTTTCAGGGAAAACATTTCTGCCAGCTTGCTCATAGCCTGCTCACCTCCAAAGGCTTATGCATTTTCTGTTGGCCCAAGCACTTCGTCCAGCATTGCGCTAATTTCTTCATCTGTAGCAACCTGAAAGATTGACGTTTCCACACCGTTGATTTTGATATTGCCGAGAGTATCGCTGGGCTCAACCCTGGTTGCTCCCTCTGTGACTGCGTCCAGTTTGGCCTTGTCCGCATCGGTGTAATCGTTCGCGGACAATCCCTTGCCGTCCTCTTCCTGTACAAGACCGGCAACCTGCGCTTTAATTTTGTTGTTCATTTGCTCTGTAAGCGTCCGCAGATGACCGACCATTGCTACTTTGTCATTCATTTCTGCCATTGTCTGTTTCCTCCACTTGAATTTATTTGTTCTCCGAAGTAAGTACCCCGGTCAACATCTCGTTTATTTCCGCATCGCTTGCCGCATTGACGGACAAGGTCCCATCACGGGTAATATTCAGACCGCTGCCGACTTTTACGCCGCCAAGTACGTTTCCGGTTGCAGGCTGTAGGGAGAACGTGCCTTCTCCTGTGTTTCCATCTCCGACTGCGAAATAACCAGACGCGTCCCCAGTCAAGTTCAGCATAGCCGGAATAGACTCAACGGGGAGAGCTTTCGACCAAACCCGCAGCACTCCATCCAGCGTTTCACAGACCGGAGAGAATCCGTAGTACCCAGCACGCTCCGCACTTTCCGCCGGGTAAAACAGTTGTGGAATTAGTTTAGCTGTTGCATTTTCCACGGGAACATCCACATAGTAAGCATAAGCGCCCCCATACGGGTTATCATGCCAACCGTCCGCCGGTATCGTAACCGCCTGCTGCGTAGTTGCAAGCTCACGAATCATTTCATTCAATTCGCTGTAAGTAACAAGCCCCGCAGGGGCAGAAACCGAAACCTTCAGCTCATCAGAAATAACAATTTGCAGCGAATACTCAACTTTTGTTGCAGGAACGCCATCCTTATATGCGGGCACAGGCTGGATATAATCCCCCAACGTCGCATAAATAAAATCAATTTCCGCCCCCGTTACCGGATCAGCTATATAAATCATAAACTCCGATAAATAGAACGTCGGCACATCCTTATGCAGAATGTTTTCATATTGAATAGTAAGCCCAAGATGATCCGTTTCATGCCAACGCCGGCCAATCGTACCATCACTCACAAAGTGTATCAATTCGTGCTGGTCGGCGAGATCGGCATCTTCTGCTATCCGCCCGCTGCCGAAGGCTACGCGCAGCAAAACGGGCGGCGCCTGCTGCGCCATACAAGCGGTCAAAACCGCACGACCGTGAGTGGTTACTTTGAAACTGTATTCCAAAATCAGTCACTCCTTTCGTTCTGAAATTGGTAATTTAACAAACGCATTTGACAAGCCGCCGCTCGCTTGCAGTGTACACTTAAAAACAGGAGAATCCACTTTCTCCGGAATTGATAAGGCAGTCTTTACAGTAGTCTGTCCACCCGTTTGCAGCATTCCTTTAAATTGGATATCATCCACAGCCTCACGAACCGGAAGTGATGTAGAAAAAGTAGTTTGTCCGCCGGTTTGCAGTGTATGGCGAAAATCATAACGGTCCGCAGCTTCTGGGATTGTCATGTGTATCATATGACTAATCGACCCTCCCAAATGAATCCGTGCAGGTTCTTTCGGATAGATCGGCGGCAACAAATGAAGCACCTGAAAGACAATATTTTCGGGAACAATACGTTCCAGCATTTCTGCTACATATTCACTCTTTTTTCGAACTGCATCAGTCACTGTAACCGATAAAAAATAGCTGCCCTCTTCCATAAAAACAGAAAAGTTTTCCTGCCCGCACAGACTTTTTAATGTCGTGCGCAGCCAAGTCATAGTATACGGAAGCAATTCGCCAAGCCGCACCAGAATCCGAAAACGTCTTTCCTCTAAAGTGTCCGTTGCTTTCGGCACAATTTCCAACATTGATTCCCAGCGTGACAGCCCATAAGCCCCAGCGGTATAAACAAATTGGTTATCCAGCAGTTCATCTACCAAGCTCCACGCTAATTCAAATTCCGGCTGTTCTCCAACAGCAATCCCCTTAAATTCCGCAAAATCCCGAACTGCATAAGGCAGATAATGAATCAATTTCCGTTCCATCATTCGTTCCTTATACTCCGGTAATCGCAGCCGCCCTCACACTGCCTAGAACGGGTATTGTATCCTGTGGCAAAACGCTGCTTTCTGCCATTCCGTTAATCGTTGTTTGTGCAACATCCAAGATTCCGGTAACGTTCAAAAGACAGCTTTCCAGCTGGCTGATCCGGACAACCAATTCTTCCTCTTGTGCCGCCCAACCTTCTGCTAATTCCTTAAAATATTTCCTGACCGCTTCTTCCGCATACGGCTTTACGGCTTCCCAGTCCCAACCCCGTTTATAATAAAGCGAAAAAGTTAAATCAAGTGTTTGCGTACCAACCGGGAAAACCTTGACCACGTGTCCGATTGGAGCCAGCCCTGCGCCCTCGCCAGCATTTTGTATCGGGTCGATTGCTGTTTGCACCTGCTGTACAAGTGCATCTGATGGTGCGCAAAAAGTCGAATCTATAATTACTAATTTGACTGTGCCTCCCACAGTCAAAAGGCTGTTTTTTCCAGCTTCAAATACAGTTTGCAGCCACATCAGAACCGGAAGCGGCACCGTCGGCAGACCTGCCATCCAGGACGCAGCTTCTGCCGGCGGAATCAGCGTTGCCGGAGCAATCTGGCCATTCCACGCCCGATAAACCTTTACACCGCCAACGCCAGGCAATGCATTCACTTTCTGAATATAATCTGCGCGATTTCCACCAAAAGCCTGTCGGTTCAAGCTGTCAAAGTATCGCTGCCGGAATGCTTCTGTCGATTCCTCATCCTCTCCCGGTATCAGACGCGCAGTAATTTGGCAGCTCTCCAAGCCCGGTATGTATTCTATCGGGATGATGGTCCCAGTATAGTCATTCCCAGCCTCACCAGATGTTTCACAAGTGATTTCATATACGCCCGCGCACTGCTCCGCCGAAACATAATAATTCAAATCGCCAATCGAGAAACGCTCTCCTATTTCAAGCCGAAGTGTCGCCGGTGTGATTGTCATTTCCAGCACCGCTGCGCTTGCAGGAATGGGCGATAATCCACGCTCCCTCGCACGCAATATTAAATATTCCCGACTCGCGGTGTCTGCAAAGGTTTCCCTTAAAACATTGTCAAGTGCGATATATAAGTTTTGCAATTCTACCGCAGCCGGAGCTTCTGCTAGCCATAGAATAGCACCTTCTCGGCTGTCCAAATTTTTGTTGCTTTCCAACGCTCGGTTTATCATTCGCTTTACAAGCTCTTCATAAGTAATGTGCTCGTACATTATCCGATTTTCACCTCCAGTCCCGCATTGACTGCTCCAAAAATGCTAACCGCAGTAAACGTGGCCAACACTTGCTTTTTATTCACCCTAAACTGGAAATTTTCAACCGCTGTAATCCGATCATCCTGCAACAGTGCTTCCTGGATTCTTCGCTCAATCTCAGGGATGCAGTATTCTATATCATTCCCAATCAGGTCATATAATTCCACACCATAATTCCATGAATGGATCAGCCAATGATACCGTTCTGTGTTCAGAATCAGGTAAATTGCCTGCTCCACCGCCTGAATTTGATCGACTGTTCCGGTAATCGTCTGTGGGGTATGATTCAGTCGAAAGGTATGACTTGGGAGCGTCCTAAACACAAAATCCTGACGTAAATCATCTCCCGTTTTGGGTATCATGACCATTCCCCCTTGAGCTCTGGTATGGGCTTGATCCGGTCGAATACAACAAACCGTTTGCCACCCTGAATCCTTCCAAGCACAACCCAATCGCCAACAATTAAGGCGTTATGAACAAGGAATTTTTTCCTTCCTGTATAGTCGTGATTGTGGGCCGCAAACTGCGGATAACCAGAACCACCGCTTTTGTCCTTCGTTTTATGGGATACGGTCATATCCACCTCAAAATCGGTCACATTTCTTGTCAATACCAACATCTTCTCTGTGTAAATCGCCTTTTGATCGATCTGAATTTTCAGAGGCGAAACTGATATCACTTGACCAAATAAGAAATGCACCGGTTTACCAGCATCTACTGCCTCTAATGCGGCCTGTTTAACCATTTCTACCGGGTTAGGCAATAAATTCACCCCCTATCAAATCCATGTCCATCAGGTACTCCGCTCCCTTAAAATTGTGCGTGACTTTTTCAACCATAAGGAACTGATTGGCAATAATATCTCCCAAATTAAGAGATATCATAATCGCACTTCCCGCCCGAATACGCTTATCGCCCAGTGCATTTTTTATTGTCAGCCTGCGAGTTTTTTGATTATATAAGCCAAGTAGCGCGTCCGCTTTTGCAATGACACCGGCTTCCGTCTTACTTTCCTCAAAGTATTGCAGCACACCCCATTGATTCATATGTTCGCCATCCTGTACAACATACAAATCCCGCTTTCCTGTCTTTTCGTTGTTGAATGCAATTTTTACCTTATTGTAGGTCTGGGTATCAATACTTGATTCATAATCAAAGTCCTCTGCTGTCTCCGCATCGATCAGTAAATCAGTTTTTAAGGTTTCAATATTTTTCAGTGTCAGACTTCCGCAGTCGTCATAAAGGATAAACAGTTTCTTTGTATTCATCAGTGTTTCATCCAGTGCATATTGAATGATGTCAAATAACGTTTGATTCTCTTCTACGATGGTTTCAATCGTGTAGCCGGTATCCTCTACCATTCCAAGCTGCAACCGGAAATCCTTTGCAATCCGTTTCAGTAAATCCGATGCAGTCAGGTTTTCCTCTGTGATTGTATCCTTGTTTTTTAGATACCGAAGCTGATCATATGCTGTAACGTTAATGGTGCCATCCTTATTGCGTTTTTTGGTAAATACAAATCCTTGAAACATCGGTGCATCGTCTATCAGCAGTTTTACTAAATCGCCCTCGGCAAAGCTGATTACCTGATCTTTGATCACCCTGAATTCCAGCCTTCCTGGAACATTTTTACGTTCCCATGTCAGCTTGGCACCTTCAACAACCCCCGGATAATATATTGTGCCGCCGTTCTGTATTAGAATTTTAACATCCCAAAAAATTCACCTCTTGCTTTCATGGCGGCAGAATCAATTCCTGATCCGGATAAATCAAATTAGGGTTTTTAATTTTATCCTGATTTCGCTCATAAATTTCCTTATAGCGGGAGCCATCCCCTAAATATTTCTTTGCAATATTCCAAAGGCAGTCACCGGATTTTACCTTGTAGCTAGTTTCCTTTGGTGCTCCAGAAGTCTCACGCGGCGGCTCCTGTACGGTAGCTGTCGCGAGTTCGGATGGGTTTGCTGCAGGCGTGATTTCAACTTTTTTCGTGCCAAATGCACGGAATTGTTTTAATTCCACGCTGACGCCAATATCTATGCCTTCTTTTGCATCGTCAATGATCTGATAATCTTCCAATCCCACCGTGAGATTTGAATAGAAGAAAGCCCCCTTATCCGGCCTGCTCCGGTTCAGAATCCATTGAAACGGCTCTTTGCTTTTCTTCAGCCGCTCAAATAATGCCAAATAATAATCAGCGCTTTGCGCCCCACCATTTGTAAAAGGATATGGGACCTGTGGCAGCACCAAATCAAAGGATACATTCGTTAAAGCAGCTTCTTTTAAGAGATTGATTTCCTCCCCGCTAATCAGTGTCAGTGTTTTATTTTGATTATTAATTTTCACCTTCACCTTTGAGGGTGTAAGCGGCATTAAAATGCCGCCAATATACATTTTATACGCCATTACGGATGCACTCCCTCACCAGAAATTTCTAGTTTTTCAGCAAAACTGTTTGCCCAGAAATCCATAACACCATCAAGATCGATATCCTTATCAACGTAATTTGTATTTTCCTGATTTACCGTAATTTCAGCAGTTGTATAACGGTTAATTGCTTCCCGTTTCGCGATATCCTTCAAATATGCTAAATCTTCTTCGGTATAGTCAAGCGCATTTGCTGCTGCGGCTGTATTTGCTGCGGTGTCCCCTGTATTGCTGTAAATACCGTCAAGCAGGTTTGCAGCGGAATCACTGCTGAACACAGGTTTTTCAAAGCTGCTCTTAAACCGATTTACAATTCCATCGCCAAACGATGCGCCGCTTTGAAACGCATCTTTTGCCCAGCCAGATGAAAAGGCGTCAAACGTATGAAATCCTTCCCTGAAAGCATCCATAATACTTTTGTATTCTAGCTTATCTGCTTTTGCTTCTGCAGCTTTTTCTGCAAATTCATCCGCTTTTCCGACAATCCCGGAAAAATTGAAATCTATAAATGGTAACCAATTTAGTGCTGAGCAGATATGCGCAATTACATTTAACGCGGTAGACAGCAAATCAAAAAAGAATCCCTTGATACCGCTAATAGCGTTATGGAACACGATATAAAGATTTTCACCGCAGACGTAGGCAGCTCTGACAATTCCAAGAAAGACGTTTACCACTGTTAACAGCAGATTCCAGAAAAGCAGAAGCACTATATTTACCAATCCGCAAATCGTTCCGAATACGGATGTAGATTTTGCTCCAAAAAGATCAAAATATCGAACCAACACTATGATTGCAGTAATAATTGCAATGATTCCAATAACGATCCATGTTACAGGGCAAGCGCGGATTGCATCGTTAAGCCCATCCTGCGCTGCGGTTAGCGCGATCAGTGCTGCCGTTTGCGCAGCGCTTGCCACTGCGTGTGCTGCTTTAGCCGCCAGATCTTTTAGCGTTGTCAGCCACGCAATCCCCATTACCGCGTTATAGACAATCAACGCCGCAGCAGCGCCATAAATAATCGGGCTAATCCATGACCAATTATCATAGAGGAAATCGCCAACATTTGAAATTAGGTCAAAGATTACAAGCACAGCATTTGATACAGTGAATATTGCACATTCCGCCAGCGCAGCAAAATTCTTGAAAATATCAGAATTTGCAAAATCGCTTATTTTTTCCAAAACAGGCTGAAAGACCATTAATGCCGTATCTTTGAGAGATTGCCAAAGCTGCTCAAAGGTGATCAGCATATTTTCAAATTTTTCATTAATACGATTAGCCGCATAAAACATTGCATTTTTAATGATATCTGCGGTGATTATCCCTTCGGACGCGAGTTCTCTTATATTGCTTGCGTCCACGCCCATCACATCTTCAAGATACCTCTGAATATCCTGCGCAATCGGAGCGGCATTATCTAAAATGGTGTTCAAACCTTCGCCCTCCAACTTCCCGGAAGCCATAGCCTGCGTAATCTGTTGCATCACGGAATCCATTCCCTGCTTGGAAGTACCAGCATTTACAAACTGCTTATTCAGCAGCTCCGTAAATGCAATCAATTCATTATTGGAACGAAATACCTGTGGAGCCTGCGTTCCTAATTTGAAAATAGTCTCCGCCGTTTCCAGATATGAACTTCTCGCATTTTGCGAAGATGCATAAATCTTATTTTGCAGCGCCTCTATGCTGCCTCCGTCATCGACGATCAGCGAAAGACGAGCGCGTGTCTGAGTCATTGTATCGGACAGGCTAACCACATTTCCAAGTGTTTGTGGTGTGATATAGCTCCCAATCGCGCTACTCATAGCATTCATCAGATGATTGCCAATTCCCGTTTCCTGCTGGGTCGTTTGATGAAAGCGCCCCTGTCCGTCAGTGTTATCACGAATGTACTGTGCCGTACTGTTCACAGCTTCTGAAAGCCGATTGTAGGCATCATTCGCCGCACTGATATCTAACCCATCCGCCGCACGGTTAAGTGCTTCCTGCGCAGACAATGCTTGATTCAGCTGTGTCCGCAGGCGTTCCAATCCGTTGCTAGCATGTTCTGAACCAATATTAGCCGGGTGAGACGCAATCTGCGCAATACGGCTTTGAACAGCCTGTAATTGGTTTTGCAATCCGCTCAAATCTGCCACCGCATTGGGCGGAAAAATATTGCTTTCCGCAGCGTGTGCGGCAATTCTCTGCTGGTTCTGTTCCAGCGTATTCATCATGTCGTTAGCGCTCCGTACTTCCCGTTCAAAACGCTGTGTTCCGGTAGTTGTAAACACATCAAGCCTGTGCGTATTCCACGTAACCGGACGCTCGGTCGGCGGCTGGGAAAAGTGGTCCCGCACGGAGCGTTCCACGCTTCCTACATTCTGCGACAGCTGTAGGTAAGCCGCATTAATATTCTCAATATTCATGCCCTGCATAGCGTTGTTCAGGCTTACTTGGCTGTTCCGTATCTGATCAAGCTGGGAGCGTAAATTCTCCAGTTGCGCATTCGCTTTATCGCTGTCAATATCAAGAGGATTTTGCTCCGTCTGCTGGATTGCTGTGCGCAAATTTTCAATCCGGTTTTGCAGCATTTGGATATCCATAACTGCATCCGCCGGAAGGAACGACACGCTTTCTGCCTGCTGTGTAATTTGAGACTGCATATCATTCAACCGTTCCAGCATGTCGTTTGCACTTTGAATTTCCAATTCGTACCGTTCAGCCCCACTTGATGTGAAAACATCCAAATTGTTTGACGACCATGTCACCGGCGGGATGACTGGCGGATTTACAGGGATGTCGACAGGCGGTACCGATGGATCAATACTGCCGATCCGCAGGGCTGCCAAAAGATCAACCGGTGAAACATTACATGCAGAATTCTCTACATTTTGTCTGACCCGTTCCATTTCATTCAGCATCTGCCGGTAAGCCGCCCCCGCTTCCAAAACCGCATCCCGCATCCCGTCAATGGCAGAAGTATCCACCGGGCTTGTGCTTAACCGCTGCATGTCCTCCAACGCTGAATTTGTCAGATCCAGCGCATTTAATATACGATTGAGCGGCGCAGAAAAGCCGTCAAACAGCCGCAAAGCGTCCTCTACTGTTGCCATTCCCTCACCCCCATTCAGCGTCGCTTCCCACTGTGGTTTCGCCGCTGTTTCAGCTCTTTTTCTTTCTTCTTTTCATTCTCTATCCGCTCATTGATTGCCGCGATAATAAATGCCCGTTCCTGCCGGGGCAGCGATAAAAAAACATGCGGTAAGATATGAAATTCATGAAGGCAATAGTAACAAATATTTGCTTCGCTATCACCTTCTTTAATTAGTTTTTTGCTTCGTCCACCTCATCCTGGAGTGTCGTCAAAAACCGCAGGCCTCCTGCACTTTCGCAATATAATCCGCGTATTCGCCCGGCGTCAGCATTGTCTTCAAAAGCGTTTCTGCACCCATGACATGATAGCTGTCCTGCAAAGTCTTATCGTTCAAGTTCGGGAATACAGTGCAGGCTACCGCCAGCTTCCCAAGGTACTTATCATAATCAGTTTCCCGCTGAAACTGATGCTTTCTGCCGGGTACCGGCACCTGCTGGACACAAGACTTTCGCAGCGCTTCGTCTTCCGTGCCGCTGATTGTCCTAATCTCCCATTCCATAGGCTTCCGCTTACCAGTCTCAGGATCGATTTCCTCCGATAAAAAGCGGCTGGACACCGCGTATTTGATGTGCGCTGCCGGCAGGGCATTTTCAGCCAAAAAAGCAGATAAACTCATTTTTGATTTCCTCCTATTATTCAAATCTTAGAGCATTCCATCCAAATGTGTGAAGGTTTCCGGAATCTCGAAATCCTCAAACGTGAAATCCATATCTTCATTCAGATAATCCGCATCTGCATCAAATTTCGCAAGGATTCCACCGTTAATATTACATTCTTTCAGGATAACCGTCTGACGGCCTACGTGAGAAGTCGGATCCTCATTCGTCACCTGAATATTAAAATAAACATCAACGCCCGTATCTTTGTAACGCTTCATCAGCATTCGGAAAATTGACGTGTTAAAATGGAATGTCGCGGAACCTGTCCCCTTCCAGCCGGTCGATTTATTGCCGCGCCCGGTCTTCCCGAGGATCGGAACTTCCACCTTTGTTTTTTCAAATTTTGCTTCCAAATTGATTGCCTGCATGAAGTTATAACGTTCATCATCAATCGTCACAAAACATTCCGCAAGAGACCCTGCAACAGAATCCCCAGCGTGCATGATCGGCGTGCCATTCCAGTTCATAATTTACCCCCTTATTCTACCCAAACCGTCATATACAACTGTGCCATCGCGTTTACCGAGCTGACATAATCAGTTACAACAACCGCCTTTTTCGTGTCGCCCTTTGTAACAGTGACATTGTCCGGCTCGAAGTTTTCAACCGCCCGAATGGTTTGCAGCTGCTGGTGATGCTTTACAATATCGTTTTGAAGACTCAGCCGTCCGGATTCATCGTTAGGGACTTTGCCAATGTACTTTTTTCCGAAAAGGACTGCGATATCGTTCGCAATTTGATCCAACACACGAATGGTTTGGTTACTCGAAAAGTCCGGTGATTTTTCATCAGTAATAGAAATAAACGTGTCAATATCCTCTAGCACATTTACTTTCTCATCTACCACATGGAACATAAACGCCCCTTCCTTAATTCCATTCTCAAGCTGGGTCTGGGTGTATTCAGTGTCAATCTTATATTCACCGTCATCGGTCATATTGGTCGCTGATTTATTGACAGCCGTACCGGCAATTACACCCGTAACCCACGGAACTAACGCAGCGCTTTCCTTGTCGTCCGCAAGGCCGTTTTTCACGCTAACCACGCCCTCATAATCCGCCAAATGATTCCATACGACTACCTGGAATTTCTTACCCACAGAATCACGCATTCGCTCACAAAAGGCCGAAAACAGACCTTTAATTACCGTATCCTCAGACGGACATCCCATTGCGTTAAAATTGTAAGCCTCTGCCTGATCGAGATAAATTTGATATGCGCCATCCTCTACGCTTCCGTTCTCACCGCCGGAAAGCGGCATTGTCGCCGTTAGGATTAGCATACCCTTGTCATTCCACGTTACGTAATCGTTATCAGCAAGCTCTGTAATCGCAGAAACAGCTTGCTGACGATCCACTAAAAGCGTATCAAGATAGGTGGAAACGTCATAAAGCGGCGTATCTTCCGTATAGTTTTCGTTCGCTTCAATCACCGTACGCAAATCATTCCCTCGGATCCCCGGATACTTTGCTTTCGCAAAATCATTCGAGGCCTTCTTGCCATCCATATTCAGACGGAAAAAGTGCACCGTTTTTGCATTCTTAAAAATTTCACGCATCGGCAATAACTGCGGCGCAGTGTATGCATAGCCAAAAATTTTTTGACTGTCCTTTTGGAACTCTGCAAGCTCAACGGTAAAAATTTTTCCCTCCGGCCCCCAGTCCATAGCAAGCGGAATCGTTGCAAATCCGCGATCAGACAACGTTGCACTCGCATAGGGTACAGAAATAAAGTTAATATACGCGCCCGGAAGGATTTTGTTCTGTACTAAAAATGTACCTCCGCCCAGTGCCATTTTACTTCACCTCGCTTTTATGCTTCATAAAAATCACCATGCCGGGGCGGCACCCGGCACAAATAGGTATGAAAAAAGTTGCCGCAAAACTTGCTTTTTTCTTATATCCATGTTATACTCAAATTGATTTTGAGGCATCCCGGCATCGACTTCGAGTGCATCCACCCATTTGTAAGCCGATGTGCAGGTGCGCCTAACGCGTAGATTAGGTGGAAATATGGAAATTTTTAGCTCACTGTGTGAGTCTTTTTGTGTTACTCCGATGCTAAAATCGGGGCATTTTTGCTTTTTCACAGTATTGTCCATCAGAGTGTCTACCTGTTCAAGCGTATATTCCTGCTCTGCATCCAGCAGAACAGATAACAAGTCGCGCCGCCCTGCGTATCGCTTGAATCTTAAAATATTCTCTTTTCTGAACACTTTTGGGGTTTTCGCTTCCATGACAGATTCCGGGGATTTGTTCTTATTGGCTACCATCGTATCATCCTTTCTTCGGGTTCACATCGGTTTGCAGCGTTTCCATAAGCGGAAGCTCTTTTTTACGTTTTATAATCATGTTATAGCAAATGAAAAAATGAAGGATTCCTTCTATCATTTCATAACGCATAGAGGTGCCGTGCAGGAGTTCACCGCTTGGAATCTTGATAAATTCAAGGCCCAACATCAGACGTTCCGCAGCGTCCAGCATCTCTGTGCTGTCCCCCGGCATCGCCGGGTAATAATGGATATCAAACGGATTCCTTTTCAGCGCCCGTAATCCAAGCAAAGGGGACAGCTCCGGCTGCAAAGCGGCAATAAAAAAGCAAGGTTTTTTGAGTTCCTGTCCATCATTATTTTGATAAATTTCGCAGCGGTCCTCAAAGACTGCTTTTAACTGTACAACAATTCCTTCCACAATTCCATTCAGCATCAGAACCTCATCCTTTAGAAAGTAATATTATTAAGGCAGCATATCCTTTTTTACTAAATCTGGGATGCACATCTGTTCCCAAATTGTCATTATTGTAAATACTGCTTTGCTGCCTTCTTTCGGCTTACGTCTCACATTATGGTCTTTTTGCCCTCACTCTGCTTTACATTGTTTTATTAACAATCTTTGAAGAACATTTATCCCCCCCTTTCTACATGATTTATTTCTCATGCGAACGTCTGAATCTCTTGAGTAAACCTCTAAAAATAATCCTTAATAAAAATTAGGACTGAAAATCTGAAACATTTCAAGCAGGTATTCCCGTAAAGCACTCTAGAACCGTATAATTCCAAAACCCATGATTTTCCACAAACGCGTTTTTAGAAGTTCCCTTGTAAAATTTCTCTTAAATGCGAACTGACATATTTTGCATCATCCTTTCTCTTGGTTCAAACCGTGTTTAATAATTAGAAGTGCGACCAGCGGCGAGGGATTTTTCCACCAGACAAGAAAAATTTCGCAGGAATCTTTTGTAAATCGCAAGAATTATTAACGCACTATGGTAGAAAAGGAGCCGTCGCCGAGTGTGCAAATAATTTTCAAACAAATCCTACAACGCAGAAGATCGTTCTCGGCGGTCTCCAAGCCATGGAACAGTTTCTACGGATTGAGCGCTTTCTGGAAACACGCCACTGGTTTGCCTTCGTTTTCCACATCATAGCACAGATCGAAGCTGCTGTCGTCTCCGAAAGGCAGTCAATGTTCGTAAAAATATTTCGGCAATTTCAGGTGTGTATTTTTCACGGTATCCCCCAGAGCATCCCGCAGGCACAGCCTATATCCTGTGTGAACCGTGGCGCAAACGGCCAATATGTCCGTTTTCTTCCGCAGCGTTCAGTATCAGCCATATTTAGCATGACTCACATTCATGGTACATAAATCCTGTTCATCAATCAACCAGACAAAATAAACCAGCACATGTTGAATTAAAAGTTTCTCAATCTATCGGACTATAGAAGCCTGGCAGACTGATTTGCAGCCTTCCCTGGTCGGCCACGTGGCCTCTTAGGCTTGA